ATTGGTTCTATCGTATCTATGTTATTATACCAATCTATTTCTTCTTTTGGTAATTCTACTATTGGTGGTGTTACCACAGGTAATATAATCTCTGGTGGTTTTTTACAATTGCAACCCATCTTAAATCTTATTTAATTTTAAAGGTTCAAATGGTTTGTATCCGTGAAGTACTCCCTGATAATCTACATCCAAATGTTCAAACTTATAATACTCCAACTTGAAACCTGCTTCTATTAGTTTATGTTCACAAGATATTAAACAAGATAAGTTATGATACTCTATTCCTATTTGTTGGACTGATTCTAAATAAGATGAGTCTAATGCATTGATAAGTATCTCACTACCCTCAATGTCCATCTTAACTACCTCAGGTTTATAGTAACCAAGATATAGTTCAAACTTCTCAATCCTATCTATCATATCCATAATAGGTAGGAAGTTCTTTACCTTGAAGTTTTTAATGAACCAATCATATGATTGTGGATTGCTGTCAATACCTACCACGTGCTTAGCTTTCATATCCTGTAAGAAATGCCAAGGTGTTGGTGTGTGTTCTGAATTGATTCCACATCCTAAGTCTAATACTGTTTTACCTTGTACGTTTAAAAATCCCCAATGCTCTTGAGGTTGTTCCGTTGTGATTGTTCCTTTAATTAATCTATCCATATTTAATTGTTTAATTTATTAATGATGTTTGTTTTAACTTCCAATCTTGTCTCCTTAATATAACGAGAAATGCTCTGAATGGGTATATTTGTTTTCCTTGACACCGCCTTCATGGATGAGTTTAAGGTTAGGTACATATCCAATAATGATTTTTTAAACCAATTCAATTCACAATACTCCTCTTCCAATAATTGGTATAACTCCTCTGTTTCAAATGATTCCTGTTCGTATGACATATCCCAACAAGTTGTAACGTCAACGGTCATCAATGTTCTTTCACGCTTTATCCTATAGAAGAATGGACTGGTTTTTGAATAGTAATTGATACGCATCACTGCGGTTATATAATACTTTATTGAGTTGTCGTCATATGATTTAAGAACAATATCATTCTTGTCATATAGTTGGATAATTACTTCATGTAGTAAATCTTGAGATAATTGGTCACCCTTGGTTAGTTTTTTAGCTATCTTTAATAACTGATAATATTCCCTTGTTAGGTAACTCTCAATTTCTTTACGCATCTATTAGTTTTTGTATGTCAAACAAGACTCCAGCTACTTCGTAATTTTCTTCCATCTCATTTGTTATTATGCTAGATTCAATAATTCTTTTTAACATTACCTTTCTGCTTATTATTTCTTCGTCAACGTGTTTCTCTAAAAGGTATAGTATTGCTTCCAATATTGAATTACATATTATATCCTTATCATCTTTAGGTAAAGAAAAATAGTCTGCAGGTATTTCTAACTCACCAACTCTTAACATTTTCATTCTTTGTAATTTAACCAGTTAAGTATTGTTGTATCAGATAAACCAACTTCATTACTAATATCTTTATATGATTTACCTTGCTTTCTTAATTCAACTGCTTTATCAAAAATTTTCTTTTTTTGGAATGTATTAATTACTTTTGGATAATTTTTAAATGATGATGGTTTAGTTTTAATATTAATAAATACTCCGTCACTGGTTTTAATTCCATCCTTCCACCAAATACCATTATCTTCGTTGAGTTTCCATCCAATTGCTTTGAGAATATTGTATGTTGCTTGCTTTTGATAATCATCTACCCATTCACCAGGATTTTCTTTGCGGTACAAACTACCACCATTTTCTTCAAGATATTCTATTCTATCCTTTCTTGCCCTATCAACTTCTTTTTTATTAACACAAATCCTGCAATCTAAAAATGATTTTTTACCTGTTTTACTGTAGGAATAATATTCTGTTTTAAATTTAAATTGTTGACAAGTTCTACATTGTTTGTAGTTATTATCACTAGATAGGTCTGGTTGCAATTCTGGTTGCACTGGTTGAATTATCTCTGGTCGTATGGATACTTGTATCAATTTAACTTCTTTTCGTTTTAAACGTCTTCTTTCGTTTTTCTGTTTATAAAAACATTCTGTACATTGTAATCTGATTCTATTCTTTTTCTGCGTTGAGTGCCAGTATTTTTCATATTGGTTTTCATCCTTATCTATTTTACAAATTGTACATACTTTCATTATAAATATCTGCGTTTTAACGAAAATCCCAGCATCGCAGGAAAATGGAAGCTAACCTGGTGCTGGGATAAACCGTTACTAATGTAACCGTTATATTAAAATATATGTAAAATTATTTATAATTCAAAGAAATTTACCTGTTTTTCTTTTGTTTTAGAATATAACAGTATAATATTATCTGTGCTGCTTCGTTGAGATTGTTCTAATTCTAGAATTGCTGCTACGTATGCTTTCCTTTCGGTTGAGGATAGATTATAATATTCCTTCAACGATAGCTCGCCATTTCTCCAATTCCATTGTGCTTCTTTATTCATTTTCATTATTTTTTAATTCGTTATACAATTCTAGTAATAATTCTAGTTTAAAATTTGGATGATTAATTAATTGATAAATATACCAGTCAATTTCTGGTTCTGCTTTTACTACTGTTGTTTTGTTCATTTTATAATTGTTTTTCGTGATTAAATTTATTTTTTAAATACTGGTTTCTTTCTTCTTCATTTAATAAATCAAATTTGAATGTACTAATATATTCAAAGGATTTATAGGGACTATCATGGAGTGGACTATCTATTGATTTAAAGGGACTATCAGGTATTGTTGGTACCAATCTGATACTTTCCATAGTATCATTTTGATACCTTACATTAGTACATTTTGATACCACCATAGTATCATTTTGATACGTTGGACGATACCATCCCGTCCTATCAAAACCTAATTTATTAAAGTTACCTTTCTCAATAATTCCATTATCAAGTAACCATTTTAATCCTCTTTTAATTGTTTGAATATCTAAACCAGTCTGTTCAACAAATTCTTGTTGAGTAATATGACCACTCCAATATTCACCATCGTGTAGATGTTGTTTTTTCTTTTTGTTGTAATGACACCACGATTTGATTCTTCCCAATATAATACCCCTTGAAGGTCCATATAGGTTAATATCCTGTGGTAGATACGTTCCAAAATTATTTTTCATATTATTTAATAACAAAGGGTCATCAAATACTCACTGCTCATCACTTCAGTTTTCTTTGACAACCCTTAAAATCTTTAATGTCCTATATTGTGATGAGGGACTACAATCATAAATATACATGACATTTACCAAAAAACAAAATTTTTAAAAATATTTCTTAATAATTTTGGAATTTCCAAAATATTGTGTATATTTATATTTATAAACTCGGGGACAGGATAATCTGAACAGAAAAAGATATGCCGATTATTAAATCTTATTACAAAACAACAGACATTACTGATGAACAATTAGCATCAGCAATAGCATCTGCAAGGGACCAAGAGAATAAAATCTTCCAACTATTCAAGAAGTTTGGATGTATGACCACTTGGGATGTTTATGATACCTACAATGAATTAATATCCCCAATCATTCCAAGTAGTGTTGGGAGAAGTATTAACACATTAATCAAACTAAATGTTATTTCTTCATTAGGAACAATACCTGGTGACCAAGGTAGACCAGTTAATTTATATCATTTGAATGATGAGTTACCTGAAGTGATTGAAAGAAAACAAATTCAACAAATCCCAACCGCAGTTAAACTTGAATTACAATTCACAGAAGAAGGTGAAATTGATATTGAGAAAATGATTGATAAGTTAGATTTGGTATTATCAAAAATTTCTCGTAAATTTAAATTAAATTATTAAAAACTAAACAATAAAGAAAATGGCAAATTGTCCTGAATTTTACAGCACAGATATTAAAATCTTGCAACAATCTCAAAGTAAACTGGCATTAGAGTATTTAAATCTAATGGGTGTTAAACCTACCGTAGAAGAACTTTGGAGGGTAACTGAAGTATTTGTTCAATGTTGTCTTCATAAACAAGACGATGACCTTAAAAAAAGAATTAAGGCGTTGGATGAGTGGGTGGTAAAAAAAAGAAAGTAATGGAAGAATTTATGAAGTACATGACCGACAACTATGAAGGTCTATATGATATATACATAACTAACGTTCACGATGATAGTATTACATTTGAGAACTTTTGTTTAAAGATGTATCACGAACATTTAAAAACGAGTAAGTAAAGAATTGGGTGGTTTGGTGTACCACCCTTTTTTTTATTAAACATTTTGTAATTCAAAATATTTTTTATATATTTATACAGGTGGGGGGAGTCTTTTAATATTCTGTATATTCTATGATTTGCCATATCTTGACGACCCCCACTATTGTTTATAATAAATAGAAAGCATAAGAAACCCTACTGATTTTATCGGTGGGGTTTTTTGTTGATTATAAATGAGTTATAAAAAACTTTAAAAAAGATTTGGATGGTAAGAAAACCCGCCGTACATTTGTTGAAACAAAAACAAATAGATATGACACCAATTATTGTAAAAAAAGGATGGGTAATGTATGAAGTACCCAATCAAATGGAAACCACTTATTGTCTATACAAATTACAAAAGTGTGGATGTGCGGATTCAGTTGCTTTATATGTTGAGGCAGATGAACAAGATGCGATTGATATATTTAAAAAACATATTCCGTTATTACCAAAAGGTAAGAATATTAATATGGGTAGTTTATTAATTAAAAGTAAATTAAAACACATTAGTTAGGTTTGTCTCTATATTGTTCCTAACTATAAAGGGTCCTTCGTAGGGACCCTTTTCTTATTTTAAGACGATTTAAGACTACTTCTTTTCCCATTGACCATAACATATGGCTGCGGCTTGTTCCTGTCCATACTCGTCAATTAACTTACTAATACAACGACTTATGAATGTTTGTTCATCCTCACCTTCTGGTGAAGGGATTGGGAAACCTTCTTTTACTTTCTTTGCTTTAATGGGAACACAATTTGGTACTTCTTTACCATCTAACATCTTGGTACCTATTTGTTCATATCCATTCCAACACGGACCATCTTCAGCCATTTCTTTTGGTTTCTTAATATCAGATAATTTAAATCTAAGTTTTACGATTTGTTCTAAATTCATATTAATATTTTTTGTATTGCTTAAAGGTTAGTTCTTTATTAAACAGATATACCGATTCAAAATTGTGATGAATCCACGCTGTATATTCTTCCTGAGTTATATTAATTTTCCTATCCAAATTCATGGGTAAAACCCTTGCGAAATATTGTGACTTTGTTGTCATCGTTAATTCTTCTTTTGTTGGGTATGGTAATTTATAATCCATTAGTATTTTTCAGTTCTTTATTTTCCTTTTTTAAACTATCAATTGTTGTTTCTAATCTAACAATATGGGAGGTTAATTCCTCAACCTTTTTACCCAAGTCATCAATGATGACCTGATATATTTTAATAGATTTTTCAAGGTTTTCTAAACGACCACCTTCTATCTCATTCTTTGATTTTCTATATCCCACAAAATAACCAATCAATGTGGTTACAATTGTTAATATTATTTGTTCTATCATTTCTTTTCTGTCCAACAAGTAAATTCGTAAGAAGGTATTGTTGTTGTTGTTTTTATATACATATTATTTTAGTTTAATATCCGCAATCCATGCAAGGTGGGTCGTAGTGTGCTCTATCACTATATACATCTAAATTTCTCATTGATTGTGCCAATGAATAACCATATCTTGTTGTATGATTTAAGTAAATTGGTGAACGATAAGAATCTGATTTTGCTGGCAACATTCCATCAATACTTGATTGAGTATTATATTGTGGGAACTTGTTCTGTCCACGTCCTGTGATAAGATAATCTTGCAATCTCATCATATAAAAATCTGAACGTTGTTTCTGAATTGTTCTCAAATACTGCATTGTCTGTATATCTACAGCCTGTGCTGACTGCATTTCCCCCACAACTATCGCACGATTCATCGTTCTGTAGTGTAGGTGAGGTATCATCTCGTAATATGCGGTTTGTACAAGGTAGTCGGCGATATAATCATTTACCAATATTGTTTCATCAGCATTAAATGTATTACCTGTTGAGGATATTTGGTCCAACAAATGGTCATAAAAAAGTGTCCCTAATAAATTTTGAAGGTGTATATCCTGCGCAATACCAATTTCAGCACGAATTGTATCTAAATCTACGTTCTTATTGGTGTTAGTAAACGCTTTTAATTTTTGCTCGCTTATAAGTAACTTGTTAGCCATGTTATACTTGTGTTGGGGTTTCTGGTTTATCTACTACTAAAGGTGCTTGTTCAATGTCACCTACTTCATAAATTGTTAAAGGTTTAATTTCAAAAGTTGTTGGTCTTTCAAACTTCAGAGAACATAATTTATCAAATACTGATAGTAATTGTTTTTGGTATGGCATAATAACAGTTTTACGCACGTACTCTATGTGAGTAACAATCTCGTCTTTTGAACCTAATTTGTTTGCTGTACTGATACCAAATAATTCACCTGATGATATTCTATGTGCTGATAAGATTGAACGAACAATATTTTCTGATATTGCTTGGTAATATCCATCGTTTGCACTAGTTTCAATTTGTGTAATTTCAGGTGCAGTTTCCTTACTTTCATTGAATGAAATGATAGGACGACCAGCATTATTAACTGAACTAAATTGAGATTCTAATGCTCTTGTAATAACTCTTTGTTCCTCATCGTTTCCTAAACCATTGTTCATGTTTATCCAAAGACTTGGTAAACACCCGTTTTTAAGGTTATTAGCATGAAATTCGTGTACGTTTACATCTATTTCAATTGCTGCCAATCCACCTGAATAATCAGGATGTGGGTAGTATGATTGAGATGGGGAATATGATTTGTAATAATATATTTGAGATGGGTCACTTTCTTTGTTTGAAAATGCTCCGTATGCTGTAACAGGGAATTTCTTAATATTAGACCAATCAGCTGAGTAGTAATACTTTTCAACTTTATCAGTATCAGGATTAATTTTACCTGAACGGATTCTACTAAAATCCAAATGATATATTTCAGCAATAGTTTTTCTATCCTTAGACCAAATGACATTTAATGCAAATCCACCAAATAATACCAAATCTAATGCACATTTAGCCAAAACTTCTGATACATTTTCACTTTCATTAATTAAATTAATCGTTGCCATTGGGTTATTTAAGGATACAATCCCATCACCCAATATTTGTTCTTTCTTTGAAGTTATAATTGCTTTATGTATTGCACAATTATTATATCTTGAAATAAGATATTGTGGCATTAAGTTACCTTCACCATAAAGTACATACTCTAACCTATTAAAAACCTCCGAGAAGATTGGTAATAAAGGTTCTTGTGTAAATTGTGCTCTATTTAATTGGTATTTTTGTTTTTCTTCACTCATAATTAGTCTTGTATATATATGTAATTACTATTATCCTCGTTATTTGAGATATATTCTGTGTATGTATTACCTTGTTCAGTTGTTCCATTAAGACGTACCATACCTGTATAAACATTTGTTGTACCATTACCAAAAATATCTAATTGATATTGTCCTTCATAGTTCAAATCGTTAGTACTTAAATCTAAAACAATTTCACAATATCTAATATTTGCAGCATATTGTTGTGTATTACTGGTAGAAATAGTATATGATTTTACCTCTTGAGATAAAATGTGTTTGAAAGTAAGTGTGTATCCACTAAAATCGGTTCTTGAATTGTTATTAATGTTTAACACTAATTCATTCTCTTGACCCTTGTTCATTATTAACATATGGTATATCTATATATTACTAAATATAAAAAAAAGTTAGGTGAAATGGTATAATATAAAAAAAGGGGCGTAATGCCCCTCTTTTCTTTCAGAAGATAGTGTGAATATAGAAATGAGTCTTACGACTTACGATTATCCACTAATTGTAGCTCCGGTATAAACATTCGCTAATTGTAATGCAGCTGTTGCACCAGTACCACCTATTACTCTAGCTGGTTCTAATTCTTGGCCTGAAAACACGAATTGAAATTTATTACCGTCACCAAATGCTGTACCTGAATTTGCATCACCACCTGATAAATACATACCATTAACTTGTCCTAAAAGATATTTTACATCGTTTTGGTCAATTGCAATAATTTGTATAAAATCATTTTGTGATAATATTTTTAATTGGTTTCTTTTGTCCTGGTCGTATTTGTAGAAGACTAAGGTAAGAACCTGGTCGAAATAAATGGAACCATTTTCGAAGCTCTTAGTAACCGTCTGAACTAATGAACTAGTATTTCTTTTAACGTCAAAACCATAAAGTGTTACACCACTAGTTGATGTTGCACCAGTTACGGTTCCATCAGTACTATATGTATAACCAGTTGTTGTTCCTGTACCGCCTTCAATATATACTTTTTTAATTCCTCCCAAGCCGTCTGAACAACCAATTTGAATCCCAGAGGATATATAACATGTACCCATAATATTGTGTGTGGGGGGTCCCCCCCTTTAATTTTTTTTGTTTATGTTTTTTAAAAAGGGGAGAATTAACTCCCCCTTTAATATTTTTAATTACTATGCTACGTTATTTGTTGCAAAGTAGTTAGTTCCTGAGAATGACGCGATATTCGCGGCATAAGAGTAATTCGCTTTAATTTTTAAAACGTCAAAATCTCTTGACCAGAATGCATCCATTTTTTCCATATCGGACATAAGGTCAAATCCGCAAAAAATGTATGACGCTGGTCCGATTACTACTTTACCACTACCTGCCAAACCTAATGTAGGTAATACTTTCACGTTAGTTGATGGGTGGATTGCACTCATATTGTTTGTAACGTTAGTTGTACCAATGTAGTTTTGGAAGAAGTTTGCTTTAACCAATGCTTGGTTGTAAAGACGGAAGTTAGAGTAAGACATAAACACTACTAAATCATCAAACACTAAAGCGTCATCAGATAATGCAGAGATTAATTTGTCAACCTCAGTAATAGGGTTACCATTTGTACCGTATGCTGCAGTTGAACTGAAAGTTGTTCCTGAAGCAGAAGCAGCTACAGATGTTTGACCTGTAGAAATTAAGTAGTTGAAACCGTTGAAGGTATCTCCTGATGCTGTTAATGCACCCCATAATTTTGTTTCAATTCTTTGTTGAATTTGTTTAACTTTCAAATCAATGATTTGATTTAAGAAAGGAACAGTTTCAGGGTCTTGACCTGCAGGTAATAACAATGATTGATAAGTGTCCCACAATTGTTGGAAACATAATTCTTCTTGTACTTTCTCGTGTTGAGAAGCTAAACTAACTTGAGTGAAAGTTGTTGTACCTGATGCGTTCCATCCACAAGCACCAGTTTGATAAACAGGTGCACTGTTTAACAACTGAATCTGTTGCGTTCCGCGAACGCCTAACTTTACAGTAGTGTTGGCAGGGGTTGTAGCTCCGATTAGAGCTTTAGCGATAATTTCTTGAGAACTTTGGTCAGTAAATCCTGTAATTGTGGATACTACATAACTAAATTCGTCTTTTGAATAAATTTTCATAATTCTTTTTATTTTGTTTTAATTATTTTTTATTAGATTCTCTCATAGCCATAATTGCTGCAACCTTATCGTCAGCAGAATTATAACCTGATATTTCTTTATTAAATTCCGTTTTACCATCAGATATTTTACGACCTGCTGGTTCTTTTTTGAATGCTTTAAATTCAGCGTTCATTTCTTCTACTTTTTCTTCCATGTCGGACATTTTCTCAGAGATTTTCTTTACAAACTCTTTTAACATATCCATTAATTCAATTTCAATAGCTTGACCACCATCAATACCTTCTGGCATTTCATCTTCTTTACCTTCTTCCATTTCCTCAGAAACGGCTTCTTTGATTGAAGCAATCATACCATCCTTAGTTTCAATTTCTGTACCGTCTTCTAATTTGTGTACACCATCTGGAGCGGGTATTTCAGCATCAGGAGTTACAACAACAACTTTAGCACCTTCTGCTAATGCGTCGCCTTCAACCTTTACTTCTGTACCATCTTCTAATTTTGCGTTAATGAAATGTTCTTTAACTTTAGTAATTTTACCGTTTACAACTGAGATTGAGAAGTTTTCTTTCAATCTATGTTCACCATCTTCTAACGCTACTTGTTCAAATAACTCGTTGATTTTAACAATTTTGTTACCAACTTCTAATTTAGGAGTTTGTAAAATTGTATTATCTTCTAATTTGAAAGACGCTAAAACAGGCTCATCAGCCATAAAACCAAATTGTACCATCAGTTTCTTAATTTCATTAATTGCTGTTTTTGGATTAGACATAATCTGTTTTTATTTTATTTTAATTTATTGTTCTACTTCTAAATATGAAAATATATATATATTCCCAAATTTTTTAATACTTCTTTAAAATTTCTGCAACTTGTTTAAGGAACATCTCTTCTCTACAGAATTGTGCTATCTCTTCAAACCACCCTGACACACTGTAGCCAGCTAAAGCCCCTGATTTAACCATCTCCCAAACTTTATCACCTTCAGGTGTTTTGGAACATTTCATAGCTACAAACCAAGTACCGATTCCCAAATCCCCAAATCCATATTTTGTTGACTTATCTTCATCACTTTCCTTAATCCAACTTTCAACTACATATATATCTTTTACAGCTGTACCATCATGCATCAAATCATTATTACGTGTATATTGATTCTTCATGTACTTATCTGCAATCATTTTGATAGTTTCAGCACTGAAATAAACTTCATATTTATTTCCCTCAGAATCTTTTCTTGGGATACGTAAGTTGGGAACCATTGCGGGTCCTATAATTGTACGTTGTTCTTCATCTGCAGCAAACTTTTGGTCTTTCTTTTTCTTCTTTACACCAGGGTCTTCATAACCACCAATAGTTGAAACATCATAACCAAAATCATTTAATTTTGATTCAGCCCAACTTAATGCTGATTTACCACCCCAACTATCGTACATTAATTTACCACATCCGTCACCATAACCCTTACTTGATTCTAAATCAACTGCGTGTCTTGATAGATATGAGTACATTCTTTGAACTGTATCTAAAGATATTGGTTCACCCTTAGCAAGTTGATTAGCTCTAATCTTACCTACTTCAGTTCCACAAGAACCCCATCCATTTTCTTCAACATATTTTAATACTGCTTTAGCATTATTCTTAACTGAATCAGGATAGTCAGAAACACTCTCAAATTCTTCTTTTAGATATTCTTTAATTTTCTTAATATGACCATCCATATATGATACATCGTGTACCATACCACTAATCTTATCTACCTCATTTATAATATCTTTAAAATCATCTACTAAAATAACCGCTTCTTCATATTGATGTTGTGTTGCACTTTCTGCTTTAATCACCTCATCTTCAATTCTAAATACATTATCAGCTACCTGTGCGGCACTTCTAATCATTCCTTTGGTATCGTCATCATTATCCATAGATACTAAATGTTCAAAGGTTGCTTGTGCGCCAGGACATATTTGGAAAAACCTTGTATGGTAACCATATACGTTTACATTTGGTGGAATAATTTCCATATTTTCCTTAGATAAACCTAAGTTCTTCTTAGTTGAAGGGGATGGATTAGCTAATGTTTTAGATGTTACCGTTGATGGTTCATCATATCCTAAGACTCTTGGGTCTGGTTTTAAATCATTTGGAAAACCTCCTACTTCCACTTTACCTTTGTTTACAGATGCTTTGTTTACTATTGTAGCATCCTTTTTGTATTTTATACGACTCCATACGTGTCTACAATTGTAACCACCTCTCCATACCATTGCTGAATCCCCAAAATCATTCTGAGTTTTCTCCATATCTTCTACTCTCCATACAAAGTTCTTAGCGATTAATGATTTACAAAAATCTCTTGTTGTTGGAATAACAGCTGATTGTCCTGTGATACGTGGATTTAGAATATACTTGTATCTAACATTATATTCCTTTTCATCTTCAATAGATGGTCCATTAGGGTTTGTAGATACAAATTGATTATCACCAACGATTGTAACACTATCAACTACCCAACCTTCGTCAAATAGTTCTTGTTCGTCCTGTGCAATTGATATTAATTTCTCAATGTATTTATCATCTTCCCCATCAGGGATATGAAATTCATGAGGTTTTTCTTTATTAAAGAACATCCAATTAACTTCAATTGCTGGTTCATCAACAAGGGAAATACTATCAATACCTGATATGTCATCGTCTTCTTCTATTTTAAGTTCGTAAACTTTGTCTTTCTTTATCATATTACTAAATATAAATTATCTTCCTTGGCCTCTGTAGGCTTTAGGTTTTTGTGCTTTTGGACCATAAGATTTTTGTGATTTACCATTTCTTCTCTTACCAAAAGTAACTTTATTGTTTGATTGTGTTTTTCCTTTAGCCATTGTTTTAAATTGTTGACAAGTCTCGTAATCTTGCTTGTTTTTGTTGTTCTGATGTTAATTCTGATTCAACAACATATGTTTTAACTATTGAAACTGGTTGTTGTTGATAATCTGATGGGAACGCAGATTTTGGATTATCATATGATGCCACCATTGTATTTTGTCCAAATGACCTTCCACCTCCCATTTGATTTAACTGAGATAATAAAGGTCCGAACATTGTAACAGCACCTCTTGTCATTACCGCCTCACCTCGTTCAGCTTCAATCATAGTACCACCTTGTGCGTGTCTATTTCCACCAATCATTCCACCCTCTGCATAACCTTGTGGTCTTGCTTCTGCTGGTATTGTTGTGGCCGCTGGCGCTGATGCCGCTGGTGTTGCACCACTATCGTATTGTTGTTGTTTAATTAAATCAACTTTCTTATAACCAAATATTAATGCTGCTGCCGCCGCTGCCGCTCCTAAGAATGGACCAACAACAGGAATAACTGCTAATGATTGATATGCTTGAACTGCCGCTTGTAATGTACCAATTATTGCTTGTGCAATTTGGGTCTTTTTATTCTTTTCAAAATACTTTCTTTTAATCTTATCTTCTTCTTCCGCATTACCTTTAGCATTTTTAAGGTCCTGCTCCATCTGCATTTGATTAATTTCATTAATATTACTATATACTTGATTTACAGCACTTAAAATTGAACCAGCAAAAGCGATATATGATTCAAGTTCTTGTTTGTCAATATTTTGTCTTTCTTTTGCATACTTCTTTTTAATGTCTGTTTTTTGTGATTCAGTTAATTCTTGTGCAGCTAATTCTCTTTTTTCAGATAAATCTGAAATTGCTCTTAAATTATCAAAATATTCACCTGTACCTTTCATAATTGCTTCACCCCTAATCTGTAGGAACTTTAACTCATCATCAAGGTCTTTTAATTTCTTCTCATGATTCTTTTTTCTTTCATCATCATCTAACTTTGCTTTATCCGTTCTGGCCTTTTCATCAACTAAAGCTAAGATTCTTGCCTGTTCTTCAGCTGAATATTTTTTAAATTGTGTATCATTTGATAGTGCAATCTTATCTTGATACGCTTTTGCATCTATTGATGCTTTTTGTCTTTCTAATTCTTTCTCGTATGTGGCAATCTCTAATTCTTCAATTTTAAACGCAAATGCTCTTGCTCTTTCCTCATCTTCTTTATTTTTCTTATCATTATCTTCTTTTTGTTTGGATAATAATACCTTTTCTTTTGCAAGATAGGATTCCAATGCTGCTACCTTTAATGCATTCTTACGAGTGTTTGATAATTCAAGACTGGCAATTTCATCTAATGTTTTCTTTTTCTCTATCTCTAATGAAACCCTTGCTTTCTCTTGTTCATCTTTAATGTTGTTTAAACGAGTATCGTTTTGGAACGTAGCTAATCTTGAAAGATAATCTTTTGTTTTTGCTGCTGCATCTTTTGCCGCCTGTTCTCTTTTTGATGTGGCAGCCTGTGCAGATGCTGCCGCTTCATTATCTAATGACTTTAAAGTATTAGTAGTCTTTCTACCAATCTGTGCTGACGTTTGGTCAATCTGTTCAAGTTGTGCTAGTTGTCTTAATAACGCATCTTTCTTCTCACCATTAAGTGCTTTATTTTGAAGTTGTTGTTTAACAAAACTTTCTAATCTTACACCATCAGCTCTTTTAAGATTTGATATTTCTTGAGTGGTTAAATCCATATCCACAGCCATTTGCTGTGCCATCAATCTAGCCTTTTCTAATGCAATTCTTTTACCTTCTTTTGCGGTAGCTTCTTCAATCTTAGAAGCATCTAATACTGCCTGTTTTCTTTCTTTTATTGACTTTGTTGCATCACCAGCAATTTCTCTTGCTTCAGCTAATTGTCTATTTGATTTTGCTAAACTTAATTCATATTCAGCTTGTGCGTCATCTAATTCATTTGTTCTATCAGCAATATCACCTAATACTTTTCCATATCCGTCTCCATTTTTTGCTCCGAGTGTAAAAAGATTCGCTAGTTTTTCAACACCTGTTGCAACTAATTCTATTGCTCCTGCAACAACTGGTAATATTAAATCCGCTAACTTACTTAATAAACCTGAGAATATTGCTGTGATTTTATTGAGTGGTTCCATCACCCCATCCATCTGCTTTAACTTGTCAATTACTTTCAATAGAATGGTTGCCAATATTGCAAAAACAGCGACAATTGGATTAGTCACCAATAAATCAAAACCTTGTTTAATACCTTGTAGTGATTTACCTGCAAGACCAGCAATACCAGGTAATTCAGATAAATTCTGAACAAATCCTTGAGTTGATTGTTTAGCTTTAATAAATCCCTTTTCAAGAACATCTAAATCTCCTTGTATTTTCTTAAAATCTTTTGACCCAATAGGAACTTCCTCTAATTTGGTTTTTAATTCACCAATTTGTTTGGCAAGTTCTTGGGTTGACATTTTAGCCACGTCAATCTCTTGACCATCAACCCTTACTTTAATTACTATTTCCTTAGCCATATTTTATATATGTATATTTTTTATTTATTATGGACAACCATAATTACCTGTTGCCGTTACAAAGAATATTAATGATGGGTCAGGTGATGATGGTGTAAATCCTGTTATTACATAGAAATAACCAAAACTTCCCTCAACTCTATCTCCACTATCAAATGTTCCATATTCTATATTTTGTGTATATCTTGTTTGATATGTTTGACAATCAGTCATTATATAATGTCCAAAACTTTCTGCAGTTGGGGTTGGAGTTGGGGTTGGAGAAATTCCACCACAACTTGTTCCACAAGTCACCAATGTCCATTCTGCTAAATCAGCAAATGGGTAACCATAATTTATTGAACCACATACTATACAACCAGGTATTACTTGACTACCTAATGTTGAACAATAGAAATATGTTGTTGTTCCACCACTATTTGTATATTTAATATATCCTGTATCTGTTACGTTAATTGTAACACCACTATTGTATATACTAACAACAGGAGTTGGTGTTGGTGTAGGTGTAGGTGTTGAACCAGTAGGCGTAGGTGTTGCTGTACTACTTGGTGTTGGTGTAGGTGTCTGTGTAGTTGTTGGTGTTGGTGTTGGTGTAGGAATAGTTGATACCTCAAATGAACTACAAATTGGAAAAACAGCACGTTTACCAATCATTCTAACCTCATAATAATATGTACCATTTACAAATGAAGTTAAACCCAATTCCGATGGTAAAAATGTATCTGTAATTGTTCCACTAAAAGTTGTACCAGTTAAATTATTACTTGCTAATGAATTTATCAACCTAAAAGGTTTAAAATAAGATTGACCAGCAGCCATCATATGAACTGATAATACAGACATATTTGCACCATCACTTCTAATATAACGTTCAGCACCATTTAATGCCCAAGTATAATCAAAACTAATAGTAATCCCTGTAGAATTTACGGTTGTAGCACTAAAATTGGTAACAACTCCATATACGCTATTATTGTTTATGTCATGAACAATCTCAACATCATATTGTTTAGGGTCATAATTTGGATATATAAAATTATTATCCGACTGCTGACCTATGTATTTTATTCCCATATTATTAAATATAAATTATCTGTTTTAGTATTTTAAAGTTGTTTTTTTGGTGAATAAATTTGATAAATAACATTATATTTTGGATAAGTTTTATTTGTCCAAGTATCACCATAATCGTTAGATACCCACATACCACTTAATCCATAATTTGGGTCGTTAGACACATACATATTTTTACCATTCCACGACATTGCGGTATTTGTTTTTTGGGGCCAATTATCCCAATTAGTAATAACACCATTTAACTCCGTAATGGTATTCCACGTTGTCCCACTATCTGTCGATAAAGAAGCGTATTGATTAGCTGGATTTGTACCTACGCTACTAAATTGAACCATATATTTACTATCATATGACATTAAAACTTGTGGTACTGTACCAGTTGTAGTTGTTGCAGAACTTGTACCACCATTTGTTGATTTATAAATTGGTGTTATATTACTAAATGTTGGTGCAAATGATGTTCCCGCAATTATATTTTGTCCACTATTATCTGTTGCAACATTTACATATCTACTATTAGGAAACCCAACTAATTCTTGAATTGTTGATGTATATCCTGTTAATATGTACACTGGTTTTGTTCTTAAATTTGTATTGTTTTCTCTATAACCAACTAAATAAATTGGGTATCCTGTATTTGTCATATCAACATCATACCATGGTACACGTACTAAACCAGCTCCATAACCAGGTGATTGAAAAGTAGTGGAAGTATTACCATAGTCTTCTGATAAAGTAAAATATTCACCACTATATCCACCAACTTTTGAACCATCGGCAGAACAAATCATACTTGTAAATGCTCCACCCATATTTGTATTATTAAAAGTAACTCCACCATCTGTACTTTTAGAAATATAAAGATCACTTATATTCTGTCTATATATAATTTGTGCATTATATGAACAAGCAAGAGTAGTCTGTCGGTATTCTATACCAAGATCTTCTTGTAATGCAACAAAACTATTACCACCATCTGTTGATATGATTAAATCGTATTTATCTGAACCAGGTGGTAATGAATCATCACGTGCGATTGCAAGTAAAATATCATCATAGAGTGGTCCTGGAGTTGGACTTGGTGTAGGTGTTGGGGTTGGTGTAGGACTTGATGTAGGAGTAGGTGTTGGACAAATAGAACTTCCATGATATGTAGATGTTCCTGTTAATATTCCATAAGTTGAAGCTACAGAATTAAACTCTGCACAATTATTAAATACGTTTATGCCAGTTGTTGTTACACCACTATTGGTCCAAAATGTTGGCATATTAGCTGATGAAAAAATTCCATCATTATCAATAATATAAGTTAATAAAGTATCACCGCAATCTGAACTTTCACAAGTTGTACTATCATATTGTTCTTTTGTAACTTCATACATTGAATAAGGAACATACTTTGGAAACCCATCTTGAATATCAACAAATGTTGATGTATATCCTGATGTTTGTCCTGATAATGAACCTACTTGAAAATCATAATAAACTGACCAACCAAAATTAGTATCTCTCAAATTTGGATTTGTAAAATCTGTTTTTATTTTAAAACAATCTGTGTTACCATCACAATATTCATATATAAAATATCTTGTTGGATATTCTTGTGGGTTTACATTTAATTGAACTAATTCAACATTAGTCATTTCTCTTTGGGTTAAATTAAAATCACTTATTTTATTCCAACTAAAGTATTGTTCTTGAATTTTAATAATGTCATTTGGTTTTAATAATTTAACATCATTATATTTTAAGTTAAAGAATCCATTCAAAAATCTTGTATTGGGATTGTATATATTTGTAATTCTATTGTTATAGAATTTGTTGTATGCGTCGTTTTCTGTATATGTGTTATATGTTCGTATAGTCCCCTCAATATCTGTTACTTGTTCTGAATTAAATAAAATACATAAACTATCATTTCCGTTATAACTATTTTTAACTTCATCTGATAAACCCATTGGCATCGTGTGTGATATTACTGGTATTTTATCTGAAGTAAAATAGGTTGTGGCATCACTATTATTTACATAAACTTTATATGTTGGGAAGTTAGATTGATTATAAGTTTCACCTACAATATCTAAGAATGGATTAAATCCACCCAACCAAAACATTAACTTAGGTTTTGTTTTAATACCTGTATATTGCCAATCAATTATTGTACTATTTTCTCTAGGTTGGTTACTTGCCACGTAGTTAATACCTAATGGTAAACCAATATTATCTGTTACTGAGTCATCCCATTTACGAATTAATTCAGGTCCAAATATAGTTTCAATACTTTTTTCCTGTGATTTAAAGTCGGTTGGGTTATAAACAATATTAGAACCATAAACACGATTGTTTCTTTGTTTAAATTGTTTATTACCTTCATCAGAATCTTCTAAATCTGAAATTGTTAATTGACTTTCAACAAAGTTTAGTGCTGGTTCAACTGACCATCCTCTATCATAACTAATCTTATCTGTCCAATCATAAATTGTACCTGTACCTATATAAAAATCATATGGTTCTATTTCAATTTCAATTGGATTATCGGGATTTGATACAAATACTAAGTTAAATTTCTTAGCAATTGAACCCAATAAATCAATTTGTTTGATGTTTATATCTATTACCTGACTAAAATCAACAGGTAAACCATCAGTATAAGGGATACTAGTACCAACTGCTTGAGGTAAATATTTTATTGGACCTGCAGATATTGTTGCAAATGAGTTTGTTCTTGTTTCAACATAGTTGTTACCACCCAAATTTACTGTTGTTCCTGTTGTAAATGCTCTAATTGTTGCAGGTAATTCATTATAAAATTCTGTTTCAACAATAATGTTAATATCTGATAATGAATAACAAGGTATCCCTGTCCCCACTTTACAGACATAAACATTTGCATTACCACCAGATACAATTGTAATAAGTTCAACACCCTCTGGTGCAAATTCTTGTATTGTGTTTATCTTATATGAAAATTTGGTTGCTTCTGAACTAAAATATCCATATATATATAAACTTTTCATCCAAGGTGTGTTAAAAAAATCTGACTTGATTGTATAACCATGTTTTTTAAACATCAATTGTAATATTGACCAAACATTCATTGCTGGTTTCAATTGATTATTAATTAATCCTTGTGTCGGAGAATTTATGTGATATTGTTCAACACCAGCAGCAAAAGCTGCCGCAGCTGATGTAAAACCACTAATTGGTGATGTTGATGAATATATTCTTGTCTGCTCAAGAGTTGTACCTGATACATTTGGCGTGGCACCTGAAACATAGTTGTAACCATTGTGAACAATTGGGTATAAATAAGGATATGGTTTCTCACCATCTATAGAAAAATTAGTAAAATTAAAGTTTTGAGTTACATTAGATAAATTAAAGATATGATTAAAATGATAATCAGAATCAGCATAATTTAAATCCCTCAATAGGTTGTTACCAATTGCTCCAAATAAGTTTGATACTGTTGAATATAATGTAACATCATATTGAATCTTACTATTCATTACAGATACCTTATTCAATCTCATGTAACCACGGAAAAGTGGTTCATCACCTAATAGTACATCACAATTATTTCTCTTAGTTGCATCAAAATATAACGATTGTGCATCCACATTAAAGAAATTCTCAAAGAATCTATTGTTCTTTTTTGAACCAGGAATAGTTAAACCTATTGTATAATCGGTATTTTTCTTACCAATGTCCTGAATTTCAGCAAAAGACTTATTCAATTTGATTGGAATATCTGTATATAAATCCAAAAATTCATACACAGGTAATAAACTACCTGGTATATTTGATTGTACACGTAATACGGTTTGTTGTTGACTCATATATTAAAATCCTCTATTTATGAAGAATGTATCTGCTGTCTTCAATGTTATTCTATACTTATTTAACTTTCTATGTTTTTTGGTGATTGTTTCAACCTCAGTTGATAATACTTGAACAGGAATTAAGTCCTTATAATATTTTGTTGAACTATCCATTGGTGAAATAAAATCAGGTTTCATAATATAAACCTGTGGTGAATAAAATAGTTGTTCCAACCAATTACCTGTTGGTACAGATAAGAAATTACTTTCTAATATTATTTCCTGATTCAAATCTGTTGCATATGTCTTTACAGAACGTCCATAATCTCTGTCTGGTCCCGCCAAATCTGTTGAGTAGTACTTACTATCATATGTTTGTGAACTAATCTTTTTGGTGTCATTCCTGAATGATGTGAATGTGAAATAATCATATCCACCACGTGCATTTAAGAACGCTAATCTTGTATTTTCAGGTTGACAATTGTCATACAAATAGAAATAGAATTGTTCTGATACAGGACCTATTGGACCTACTGAACTTCTACTTTCACTATTTGTTGGGAATGAATAGAATAATTGTACTGTGTAATATGCTACGTCGCTAAATGATAAACTTGAATATAAATTATCTAAATCTGCTGGTCCACATGGTAGTGCAAATATTTGTGTTGTATCTGTATAACCTGTTGGTGATGCATATGATGTTCCCACATAATTTAATTGTTGATTAGTTGTTAAACCTGTCAACTTTGTATTAGTATCATCAAAAAATTCAAATACTGCGTAGTCTGCCTCTATCACTTGTCTATCTCCTGTTTGTCCGTTTATATAATAAAGTACATAATTATCATCGGATTGTACATATTGGATACGTGGTGCGTCAGTTAAGAATCTACCTGTCTGACTCATCTCAGGTACTGTTGGATAATCCACTAAGTAATTTGACATTGGTGATAATCTTCTTGTTAAAGAAGCAGGTATTGTTGTTCCTGTACCTATCACAGTACCCAATTCTTGGTCAAAATTTGGAAGAAAATACTTTTCTGTACCCATTTGAAAGGACCCACCGATATAATCAAATTTTGGACCTGTATTGGTCATTCCTGAAGGAACAAAAGATGTTTGAGTAACACAATATGGTAAATTTGTATAATGATATAAATCGTTTACTGGTTCACCAGCATCTTGATATGTTTGTTCATATACCGTACTTGTCCCACCTGTTATATATCTATATCCGTATTTAAAATTTGCAACAGTACTATTTGGATATGGATTGTTATAATTTATACTTAAATTGCTAGTATAAAAATCGTTTTTAGTGTAACCAGTATAATGTTGTGATTGAATATAGTTGGATAAATAATCGTATGGTCTTAAATTAAATTGATAGGTATAAGTTGAACCTGATAATGTAGTTGAGAATGGAACCAAAGACATTCTACCCACTTTAACATCGTCAGAATATAAATCTACATCTAATTCCATAGATGATACATAAGTATCTCCTGTCAAAACTATATTATAGTTTCCACCTCTTTGGTAAACCATGTCGGTGCTTCTTCTAATTTGAGTGTTGTTATTTAAACCATTACTATATAATGATTGGTATCCAAATGTATAACTCATATTCCTTCTATTAAATTAATTAAATCTTCATAAGCAGCATCTCCCAATAACTCCATAACTTTTGGGTCATCCCCAATAGATTCTAAAGCAACATCCAAGAAACTTGCTGGTCTTATTCCGAACTTCTTTATATTATTTTGTATTGCAAACGCAAAACTTCTTTTCTTTATAAATTTTCCCTTCTTATCTCTTCCTTGTAAACCTCTATCTTTAATCCACTTTTCTATTGCTTCAATAGGAACACCTTTCTTACCTGGTAGTCTTCCTGATTGTACCCATTGAAAATAATCATCTGCTAGAACTTGAATAATAGTATCTTCTGATTGTTGTGAAACTTGTACACTAATACTATTAACCAATCTACCTGACGCAACTTTATTACCCATTCCTTTGTATTTGGAAAATCCAAATGGGTAACGTTTTTCTTCTAACGTTCTCTTTAAAATATCCTCAATAATTGGTGCTATTTTTGCTGCGTCCATTAGTTTATTGTTGTTCCTGAAATTGGTGGTATTGCTACCCATTCAGGTTGTTCTAAGATTATTAATATTTCCTCATTATTATATATAATAGATTTAGAAACCAATTCCGAAACGAATGTTGGTTCATCACCAATCCATTTTATAAATGTTTTAGTCCCATCATTGTTTAATCTTAAAGTATCAATTGATGTAATTAATATCTCATCAAAATTTACCTTGTCTATCTCCGAATAATCTAATATTATATAATTAATATCCATAATTTGTTTTTGTTGCATTAAAGTTATTTAATATTTCAGTACTATTTAATTCATTAAAATATAAATCAAATTCACCAATTTTTACAGGAAAATAACTTGCACCGATTTTATTTAAAACCCATCCAGTTGCTGTATTATTTCGTAATTGTGATCTTGATGTATTAAGAGTACCATCTAATACACCGTTTAAATATACCTTTAAACTAACTCCATTTTTCCATACTGCATATATATGGTACCACGTATTATTTGATAAAGTTGTTGAACCTAATATTACTGATTGATTCAAAATAGGTTGTTCCGTAACAACATTTGCTTCTATTTTTGTACCATTAGCTGAAGTACTAACACCTATTGCTGCACTCCATCCACCAGTTCCATCATCTTGCCCTCTAAACACCATAGATTTATATAAAGTTGTATTAAAATTAATCCAACCACCAAAAGTAAAATCACCCGTATCAGAACCATATGAAGTATATGGAAAAGTACCATAATCATTTGTTCCATCAAATGAAAAATAATCTGGTGTTCCACTATTAAAAGTTGGTCCATTTATTAATGTTGCATCATTTAAATTTACTGATAAATCATACCAAATTGTACCCGTACCAGGATATGAAGTAGGATTATTTGCATCTACAAATATCTTATACCCACTAGTTAATGATGGTGCTGATGTTGTTTTATCATATATTGTACTAGCAATAGTACCTAAATAAGATGCTGCCAATTGTGATGTTCCTAAATATAATTGTTGTTCTGGCATAATTAATCAGTTTGTCTTATGTGTCTTAAATAACTTATTTGGTCACCCACCTCAACGGAACAATCATATATTCCATCCCAAGATTCCATATCAACAAAATCTATATAGTATGTAAACAGATTCTCATCTATTTCACTTACCAAGTAAAAATCCTTTACGATTGTATCGTTAGTTAAGAATTGTTCTATTTTTTCTTTATTTGTCATTATAAACTAATTGTCCATTTTGCTGATAGGTAATTCCAAACCTGATTTAACTCAGTTGAATTAAGTACCCTGTTATATATTATTATTTCACAATATTGTGTATTAATAGGTGTTGTGTCACCAGTACCTGTGGGTGAACCATACAAACCTAAGTTGTGGAATTGTCTTGTTAGTAAATTCTGTGTATCGTTTTTACTACCTGTTGCTTGTTGTGTACTACCTTTGTAGATAGTTGACGTTGCACTATTATTAACTCTTGTTAGTATGTGATTTGCCGCACCTGTTGTATTGTAATACTGATAAGCTGGTGAGTTAAAGTCATAACCAATTATATCTGTATTTGGACTACCTGAATCTAAATCATAAATAACACCTCTATCTGTTGAATTATTATATCTTGATATTATATAACCAGCACTTGATATTGTACCTCTATTAATTACAACGAACATTGAACCATCAGGATATGATGTTGTATTTGTTTTAGGTCCAAATGTTGCATCTGTGGCAACACCATTATTCCAAGTACTACTTCTATATGTTGTTGGTCTTGCTGTTACCTTTGCACTATTCAAAGCACCATTTGATAATGATGTTGCCAATGTATAATAAGAATTACTACCATTAACTCTAGTCAATGTGGTATTTGTTGAACCACCAACTTTAGAATCAATTGCAGTAATATCTGTTCCACTTAAAGTCATAGTACTACTATTACTAAAATCTATCCAAAACGTTAAATCACTTAAATCGTTTGGATTAAATGATGGTGCACTTACCACTTGTTGTTGAAATGCAAAAGGTGCAAATATCATATTATATTAAGTTCTTTACGTTTGCAAGGAATAGTGATGATGAATCAAAACTAACCAATGTTATTATATCTTTACTTGTTGTTGTAGTTGGAACATATGATGAACCACTTACTTGTTTAACAGATGATGGGAAGTTTACTGTTCCTGAACCTGTTGTACTTAACAATATGTTTATTGTTTGACCTGGTTTAATATTAGATGGATTGATATGGGTTGCTGAACCTGACACCAATTGTAGTGTAAAGAAGTTACCATTATTTAAATCCAATGAAGCTGTATTTGAACTAATTGATAATGCGTTTACATTACCTTGAATTGAACCTGTTACAACAATTGAACCTGAATAAGGGAATGGTGATACTGCAGCTGAACCACTAACTACATATAATGTATTTGCATCCAATGTAGATGCTGTGGCCATTGTGTTATATTCTGCTGATGTTAAAGTAACAATATTATTTACTCTTGGTAAACTTTGATCATCTGTTTGATTAGTTATTACACTACCTGAATTTGTACCATTACTTACTAAGATTGAACCTGTTACAGTTAAAGAACCTGAGATGATTGCACTACCTGTGAAAGGGAATGATGAACCTCCTCCTGAACCTGTAGCTACAGTTAAATTAAATGTTGAACCGTCACCCTTTGTAAAAGTTAAAACGTTACTTGCAACACTACCTGTTTTCATTAAAGAACCTGTATCTGTTGATACTGCATTTAATGCAAATGATGCTGTTAATGCTTGACTTGCGTATGATGCTGTACCTTCTAGTGAACCTGTAATACCTGCAGTTACATTTAACGAACCAGTCATTGTTGTATTACCAACAACAATTGTATTATCTGTAGTGATTGTTGTTACTGTTGAACCATTATAGTTTGATATTTTTACTCCATCATTATCAACCCCACCATATTTAGCATAAAGGTTTATCTCAGCAAAATTACTTCCTGTGTTAGAAGTTAAATCAATATATGCACCTGATGGGAAAAGAGTTTTATCATAGTTACTAATGTTAAATGTATTATTATCATTAAATCTCATAGCACCGAGATTTGATAATGTACTTGCCACAAATGGAGATGTATCAAGTTGGATTCTTTGAACATTCATTGTTCCACTTACATTTAATGCATTTGTAAGACTTGATGTAATATTAACTGACCCTGTGAAATTTGTATTACCAATTACATCTAATGAACCTGACATTGTTGTATTACCAATCACTTGTAATGAACCTGACACACCAACCAATGAACCTGATGTTACGTATAAACCTGTTCTTCTTGTTGATGTTCCTGTACCTGTACCTACTGCAAATACAATATCTTGTGCAAGATGTAATGATGTTGCATCGTTATATCTACCTAAGAATGTTGAACCACCAATTGTTGCTGCGTGGTTACCACTTACAATTAAATTCTGACCATATATTAAAGATGATACAAGATTTGAATTTGATGAACTTACAAATGATGATGAAACAATAATGTTTTTACCACCAATTAAGTTGTCAATTATATTTCTTGTTGCATTTGATGATTGTGAACCAGATGCCCATATACTTAAACCTGTGCTAGATGAACCACCAAATATTGCGTTGTTATTAATTGTTAATGAATTATTAGTAATAGATGAACTTAAATGGTTATTAACAGTTACAGGTGAGTTATTATAATTATTTTGATAGTTAATTGAACTACTGATATGATTTAATGCAACTATACCAATAATATTATTATTACTTATTGATGGTCTTGTATTAGTTACAAAGTTTTGAGTAGATGTAATACTACCACCAACTATTATATTATTTGAAAGTGACGTAATTGAACCACTATTACTATTAATTGTAGCACTACCTCCATATAGTATATTGTTTGTTAAAATAGGATGACCACCTGATAAAGACGATGTGGTAAAGTTCATAAATATATTTCCACTTACACCAACATAATTACCTGATGTTTTTGGGAATAATAATGAACCTGTGTTTAAGAATATACCACTACCATTAGACGCAATTGTATTATCTGAACCTGAAATATATCCTTGTTGGTCTGTACCACCACCAACACCTGTAGCCCTAATTTGTGGCATTGATACAATATTGTTACTACCTGTAATTCTTAATGAACCTGTATAGTTTGCTTGTACAGCACCTGGACCACCTGAATTTGGATTTTCACTCCAACCTTTAATTATATTAACTTGTCCTGCTTGTGAACTTGTTAAATATAAATTTATATCAACAGTTGTATTATTTGAAATGGTTGATAAACTTCCACTTCTAACATTTAATGAACCTGTGATTGTTTGGTCACCTTTGAATATGTTTGAACCTGTTGTTGCAAATCCTAACTCAGCACCTGTTTCATTTACCCATTGTCCGTAAGAACCTGAACGATAAACCAATAGGTCACCACTAACAGGACTTGTAATATCTACGTCGTGAAGTTCCGTTAATTCATAACCATTATCAATGGAGATATATGCGGAACCATTATTTAATTGTGGTCTTAATACCTGACCTAATCTTACTTCGTGATATGGTGCAGGAACTGATGATGTTGTATATTGTCCTGATGATGATAAGTATAATAAATCACCAGCGGTCATTCCGTTTGTATTGATACCAATTACTGTACCTTGAGTTACAATATTAGCAAAAGCATTGTGTGCAACATCTGCTGTCAACATACCTAATGTATTTGCTGAGTTATTGTCATCTTCCCAACTTGCTGAATTGAATAAAGCGTTGTCACCAGAATTACCTGTAATTCTTACTATAGTACCTTTTAATAAACCACCAGGATTATCACATTTACCATTAACTACTAAGTCAAATGCAATTGAAGCTGTTGCCGCATTTGTTGCAAAAGATGCTGAAGCTATTGTACCTAATAAGAAAGATGCTGTTACTGCGTTTTGTGCTTGAGATGAACTTATTGCAAATTGACTAAATGAACTACTTACAGCAAAGTTACTGAATGAACCACTTATTGTATTTTGTGAGAATGATGCGGATGTTGCATTGTTTGCGTAACTTGCACTTGTACTATTGTTTGAATATGAACTACTTAAAGCGTTTGTTGCATAAGATGCAGATACCGCTTGTAATACATATGATGCTGTATTTGCATTAGTCGCTTGAGATGCTGATACTGCATTCTGTGCTTGACTTGAACTGATTGCTGTTTGTGCAAAACTTGATGATATAGAACTATCTGAATTTACAGAATTTGATGCAGATAATGCATTGGTTGCATAAGATGCAGTACCTTGTAAGTTACCAAAGAAACCTAATGATGATGTTGTTGCACCTGTAACATTTAAGTTACCTAATGGGATATTAACTACACCATTTAATGTTTGTGTATCACTTGCTTCATCTCCCAATATGTTTGAACCACTTGAGAATATAACAGACGATGTTTGATATATTGTTTCTAAATAAGTAATGGATGCTGATAGTGCAGTAATTTCTCCTGTAACATTTAAACTTCCTGTTATATTAACACTATTATTTATATTTTGTTGACCAACGAAGTTATTTGAACCTGTAGTTGCATAACTACCTGTTGCACTAATTAAAGAATTAACCTTACCATCATTACTACTTGTATATGAATTGAATGAACCTGTGTCTAATTTAGTATTAACTGAACTTGTTGTTGCAAGTCCTGCAATTGTATTGTTCTGATTTAAATCAGTTAATGCTATGCTTTGCGATAGCGAAGTAAGCGATGAAGTAGTAGCATAAGAACCAGTGCTAGCGATAAGTGAATTAACTTTACTATCATTTGAAGACGTATAAGAATTGAAACTACCTGTATCTAATTTCTGATTTATTTGGTTTTGTAGGGAACCTGTTGCAGTTTCTAAACTACCTAATCTATTATTCTGACCTAAGTCAGTTACTGCAATTGATTGAGATAAAGATGTTAAAGATGATGTGGTTGCAAGTGAACCAGTGATACTCTCAATTGAAGTTAGTCTATTGTTCTGACTTAGGTCGGTTGTTGCTATTGAACTTGATAATGATGTTAGTGAACTTGTTGTTGCAAATCCTAAATCAACAATTTGTGCTGACCCTGATACCACCCCTGATGGTAATGAACCAGTATTAACAGTTAAAGGAAATGTTGAACCATCTCCCTTTGTAAATGTTAATGTATTACCCGATACACTACCTGTTGTCATAAGTGAACCAGTATTAACTGCAACGATAGGTAAACCATTTACAGTAAAGGAACCTGTGATATTAACAGATGATGTTGATATTTGTATCGGTAAGTTATTACCAACCCCGTCCTGTGTGTACTGCAAAGTACCAGTAACTCCTGTGGTTGAATTAGCAAGTTTGATTAATCCTTGGTAGGATTCACTTACGTATAAATTAGTTAATTGTCCCATATATATTTATATATTTGTGTTTGTTTAAGTGTTCTTCCAATCGGTATTAACTTCATTCCATTTAGTGGCAAGTTCATACCATTTTTTATTCTCGAATGGTAATTCAGGAAGTACACATCTATTAAAATCAAACTTCTGTGTAATACTTAACCTCATTGTCCACCCGCAAAGTATTGTTTCTGTCTCTTCTAACCATGGTTGAATGTCTGCATCCCAATCTGCTTCATAATCTGATAGGTATGTTCTAGCAAAAAAGTCCTTTGCAATCTCTAATGTATCGGAAAGAACCTCTAATTGGTTTGAATAATCATCATTTAATTGGTCTACTATAAGTACATCCCAAGTTATGTGCATGTGATTTTGGTCAAATCTTGTTGTTTGTGGAACAAAATATAGTTTTGGATAGACTGGTTCAACCTTAGTTGAAATATCCATTGTTAGTTGTGTTATGTCTCCGTACCCAAATGAGTTTACTTGTCTATGTTGAGTAGCAAAGTTTTTAAAATCTTGTATGATTTGGAAGTAACTTGAGAAAGATTCGTCCTGTGGAAATACATCCGTATCAGGAATGACACAACTATTGTAGTCAAACCCTTCTTCAATAACCAATGACATTGTCCATCCACCTAAAATATCCTCATAGGATTCAAGGAATGGTTCAATGGTTGGTGACCATAATGGTTCGTAGTCTAATGTAAATCCACCATAGTATTGTGTGTATGATTGATACAAAATAGTCCATATATCTTTAATGGTTTCTATTGTATCTGACATTACCTCTTGTTGATTGGAATAATCACTATTAATTAAATCCATAACAATTACGGATAAATTATATTGGATGGCATTTTCTTTTAATACAACATTACCAGGGACCACGTACATTTTCTGATATACTGGTGACACCTTATTCTCAATATCCATTGTTAATTGAGTAATGTCACCAAAACCAAATGAATTAATCTGTGGGTTGTGGTACGCGATACCTTTAAGGTCCTCAATAATTTGTTTGTATATAACCATCTGTATTAAATATAAATTTATTATTAGTGATGTGTGAAAGTTTACTTTTGTCTTCTAATTACTTCTTTTTCTTTTTCCATGATGTAAAGAAGTTGGTTAAGCGCTTCCATAACGGTGGTTTTGAGGACACTTGTATGTTTCGTAATGTCATCATTACATAGTCTATTGATAATCGCAAACCATCCGAACGCTTGTTCAAAAGAGTTTTCCATAGTATCTTCCTCATCTTCCATACTAATCCCATTTTCTTCATAGTACTCAATTTCTTCAGTGTTGAAAATAGTGGGATATGATTTAAAGAGTGATTTACGAAACGTGAAAAAAAAAATTGACCACCTAATATATACTTAACATCTAATTCCTTTTTAAATAGTTCTGCTCGTATTTCCATAACATTACTATCATACTCCTCAATTAAAAAGTCGTGTTCTGATTTTTGGGATATGATTGGTCTGTACATTATTGCACATATGATATGGAAGTTATTTATAATGTCTTTTGGTTCTTTGTTTAATAGAGTATCCAAATCCACAAACTCAGCAAAGGACATATTCTTCCACGATGGAATAAATCCATACTGAACACCATTTAATTCAAACCTATCATAGAATGGATAGTCTGTGTTAGGGAATAAACTTGTTATGTGGTCTGATATGTAATTAACTTGAGTATGGTTTGAATTTAATATCAGTTCCATCTTAATACCTAATACCTGATTGATTAGTTTAGCTTGAAAGAACTTGTCTCCCAAAAAGTCTTTTACACTATAAACCTTTACGTAATTTTCAATTGATAGGAAATTTGGTAATTCATACTCCTGTCCTTTAATTTCTATTGTTACTTTTTTCATATTATACAAATGCTATGGAATATCTTCCTGTTGATTTTAAATTCTTAACTTCAAAGTACATCCTCATCATGAGTGCGTCAGATATGTCAGGTGATTTACCCAGTATCTTTTTCATCTCATCCTTGGATTGTACTGCTACTTTATTATCTTTATCTATGTCTTTTAGTTTCACTGCTAATAGTTCCTGTGTTAATTCATCTACTGTTGATGGGTCCATTATGTTTAAACTTATCTTACCTTCTTTAAATAGTTCTGATAGTTTTACATAACATTGTGATTTAAGATTGATGAAGTTCTGTTTGTGTAATGCACTTGAGTTGTTCACAAAGTTTACTCCCCTCAAAATATCACTCACTGGTCCACCAACTCCATCAGCATCCACAATTATGTTTGATGGATGGATTCCGTACTTTGCAATAAGTTCCTTTATTTCGTCCGTTAATTGTACCGCTGATAGTTTGTTATACACAAATATTTCTGTGACCACCAGTCCCACCCAAATCACCACTACGGACCTGTCTGCTCCAAACCTTGCTACGTCCACGGACATATACTTCTTATCTGTTGGATTTGGTACTAACTTAAATGTTGAGTTGGATATTGAATCAAAGTCAAATAGATTATCTGATTCATCCATATAATTCCAATCACCTTCCAATAATCTTTTACGTTGTTGTGGAGGTAACTCCTTTAACATTTCTATGTAACTGTCAGGTAGATAGGAGTTTTCCAATGCTAACGCAGGAACAAACGCTTTGTTTGCATCCAATGTCTCTTGAACGTATGGTGTGAAAAATTCTTTCTTAATCCAATTCTGACCAGGGTTACAAGTAAGTAACATCTTTGGTACTAACTTAAACTCATCCAATTTAAAACGGATACGTGATTTAAGGATTGAATAACATAGATAGTTTATTTGACTTGCTTCATCCACAAAGATTGCTGACACCTCAATACCACCAAGACTATCCCAATTCTGGTCACTTGGTTGATACGCTAAATCTTTTAATATAATCTCAGAACCATTATAGAATGTTATAATATTACTCTGACCATTGTATGTATAATGTTCCCCTGATTTTAAATTCATTCTTTGTAGAATCTCAAATAGAGTATTTAATGTGGTCATCTTTAATTGTTGTAATACTGTTCTACCAATTAAACATCTAATACCATTATACTTTAAACATAGTGTTGCTATAAACAAACAACCAAGAAATGATTTACCTCCACCTGCTGAACCACCATATGTAATGATATTTGTTTTATCATCCATCAATAGTTTCCAACATTGGGATTGTTTCTTTGTAAGATTAATATCTATCTCCATAGTCAAAAACGAAACATTACTAACGTTATTAGTAAATTTTTTTAGTCCTCTGTTATATTAATATTAATTGATATGGGTTGTCCACCTGAAGTTAAATCTATCTTCTTTGGTGCATCCATTCCTAATATCTTTGTTATGTCCCTTAGAACTTCTGATTCAACCCTTCTGTTACCTGATAGTCTACAACGATTTAAAAGGTCATACAGACGATTTAATTGTTCAGATAGTATTTCCTCTTGGTT